GGGGTTAAATAATATAGAGTTATCATAATCAGAAACAGTTTCTTGATTATTCCCATCAACAGCAGTAATTCCTTTCTGTAACGGATCCAAATATCTTTGTAGCTCTACAAATATAGATTTCGGATTTCCCGGAGTAAGTAAAGCAACAGCTTCATCCATATTAAAATTATTCAACCCCAACAATCTTGCAGTTTGAAAGACTTTAATACTATTTGAAATATCTTCTACTTGAGATGTCGTTAATCTATCAGCACCAATCTTATTCACTAAAGAATTAAGCACTTTATTAGTGGCACCTTGATATACTGGGTTCAACACTTTCAAGTGGCTTAAAACCTCTCTTGCTACATTCTCGTAGTTTTTCAAATCAGGGTTTGTTCTAAACTCAGGAGTAAACTTCAAAGTTCTTTTTGCTATTTCTTTTTTGGTTTTTGGCGCAGCCATAACCTCATCATAACGATCTAGTTCTTTTTCTAAGACGTGTGGGTTTACATGAATCTTCTTATGACCTCCCATTACTTTAGAAACCTTTTGAGTTTCTGAATTCATTTCTTCTAACATTCTAAACAATTCCAAAACATTACCAAATTGCGAACGATTTAATATTTTGCTTTTTCCTGTTTTTTTATCAATGCTAGTATCAATACTTAATTTTGGTGTTTTAGCTTTCTTAATCTTAAGAGCTTTATAGGCTTGATCAAAAACATTAGAGTAGTTTGACTCTTCATTATAAATGTTTTTCATTTTAGACTTTAGCTTTCCATATACCTTAGCTGGCTCCGAGTTAAGTATTAAAGCAACTTCCTCTAAACTTACCCCTAGGTTCACTAACAATGTAGCTTGTGCTATATTGAAGCTGTCAATACCTAGCTTATCAGCAAAGTGGTGACTTGCATTATCCAATTGGATATTTGCTAATTCAGCAGATTTTTGATTCCTAGAGTTTTGACCTACCTCAGCATCTCTAAACCTATTGTAAACAGCACCATTTATACTAACTGGTCTAGTAAGTTCAATTTCATATGCTGCATATAAGTTCGCAACCTTATGAAGATTGAATATAGGCCCAACATTGTTTTTGGCAACTAGTGTATTATCATAATCTGCGGCTCTCTGCTCAGGAGAACCGGGCAAATGATACTCTTGATTGTTTTTAAATGTCTGTTCGACTTTCTTAACAACTGCTTCAGTAGAAGCTTTAATATCCATTTTAGCCTGTATCTGTTCAGCCATAGCACTAGAAGTCCAGTACTTTGTCATTTTATCAAAAGCTTGATTCCATTCAGAGTATTTCTTATTATCTCCTTTGTGCTGAATGTAAAGAGCATCACCATCGTTATCAGCTCCAATGATATCATTAAATTCAGAAGATACCATTACTTGATTACCATCACCGTCGTTGTACGCCATAACCTCAAACACACCTGTTGAAGATGGCCCATGACCAGGAATCCTAGAAGCGATTACAGTTTGCCCTTTTACGTGATATCCAATATGAACACCATTTTCATTGAATTCTTCACCAATAAACTTATTAGCTTCTTCATTAGTACTAACACCATGAACGCTTCTAGCTACTTTTAAAGCTGCATATTTAATAGCATTTAAGTCTTGAAGATGAGTCTGGGTTTCTCTTTTCTTTTTTGGATCACCTGCATTGTAATGATATAAAACACCTTTTCCAGCTTGATTATAAACAGTCATTTTCTGCCTAGCCATTAAAGGCTTTTGACCTGACTTAGAAACCATACTCATATGACGAGGCAATTCAATTCCAGCAGGATTAATTGAACCGTCGGTATTCTTAGTGTAACCTTCTAATTTGTCTTTAATACGAACATCTGGCTTTTGGTGAGCGATAGTACCCGGAGTTAACAACTTGTTTCCCGCGACACGTAAAGTCTTAGCTAATTGGTTTGTTACAATCTCTGTGATATAAGGATGAGACAAAGAACCACCATCTTCAAAGATAATTCTCTGGGCTTGATCCATATCTTCTTTATTAAGACCTGATTCAATAAGAGCGTGATAATCTTCCATTTTACCACTAGCAATCTTTTCAAGTATTTCATTGAAAGCTTTTTGCTTCTGGTTAGATATGTGGTCTTGTATTTCAATAGCTAAGTCCATATTACCATTAGCGGTAGCACCTACAATAACCGAGTTAATCATTTGGGTTGGTGTAGTAGATAAACTTTTTACAACGTCCATTAATTGTTGAGGTCCGAAATTATAACTTTCTAAACCTACGAAATTTCCTTTTTTGTCATAGAACATTTTATCATAATACTCCATTACACCCTCATGGTCTTGTGACAATGCTTCCATTGTAAACTTAGAACCTAAATCAGTATGTGTTAATTCACCAGTAGTCTTGTTTTCGTCAATAAATTTATCTGGATATAGACTTCCTTTATCTGAGGATTGAGTAACAGCAATTGCAATATGATTAAACGACTGATCCGTTAAATCCATACTAGGCTCAACTCCATATTTATCTTTATGTTGCTTATCATACTTAGCTTCACGAGCTGTAAGTATATTGTAAAGAGGATGCCCCTTTCTAGCGATTGTTGTGTATCCTTTTAAGTAAGCTAGTTTCCCCGCAAATTGTGGGTTGTCTTTTTCAACAGAAGCATTTAATAGTTTGAAACCATCGTTCATATCAAATACACCAAGCCCAAGGTTTACTAATTTCTGTGCTGTCTTTTCAGTAATGTACATAGCACCATCGGTACCAGAAACACTATTGTTTGCAATACTATCAGCTATTGGTATTGCTTCTATTTTGAAGTTCTCATTTTTTGCTGACATAATAGGAGAACCGTTAGACTTAAATCTTTTTATTCCTCCGGCCTTTCCTTTGACTCCTGGAATAAATATCTCTCTTGAATAATATCCATTAAGAACACTATTGACATATTGTTCAGCAGCTAGGTTTCTACCTTCAGAAGTAAGAACTCCGTCTTTATAGTAATCTGAAAATTGTTTCTTCTTAGAAAAAATATCTGCATTCTCTCTCATGAATTTAACATTGTTGTTAATTCCTTTAAGAAGATTCTTTTTAAACTCGGCTTTTGTTTGTTTCTCATCAGGAAACAATTCATTGTGCATATGAAGTACACTGTTGATCAACTTTCCATCACTGTTAAATTGTAATTTTCTTGATGAAGGAGTTTTTAAAGTTTCTGATATAGTTCCTTTTGGATTACTACTAGAAAGAACATTATTAAAAGCATTGTTAAATTCTTTTTCAGTTATCTCCGAAGTATAAGATTGAACAACTGCCTTTGGGTGTGTTCCTACTGGATTCTTTTTAAAGAACTTCCCGTCTCTTTCGAAAAATTCATAATCAAGCATACCATCACCATCGTAAACTTCTTTTTTAAATGACTTGATTCCTTCTGGAGTTGTTAAAACATCAAACAAATCTTTAACATCATGTCGTTTCATATTCATATAGAACTTTCTAGGAGAGTCTGAAAAAGCACCCATACTCTGTAAGTATGAACTTGCTTTTCTTCCATTACCAGACCTCGAGGTAGCAACATACTGTAACATTTCATCAATACGCTGTTCGAATGAAGTACTGTTTTTATAAGTATTCCCTTTGTTGTTCTGTAAATCTTGAATACCATGAGTTATACTAATGGTTGGCAAGATTCCTAATTGAAACTGGTCGTATATGTGACCTAACAGCAAGTTAGGCTCATAAGCCTTGCCTAAGAGCTTTGCTTGTTTTTTAGATACATGAGAATACCTGTCAATGAATACCTCTCTAGTAGGCTTGTTTCCGTTGTTGTCTGCTGACATAAACTCAATCATGTTATCGACTTCCTTAGTCAAATGATTGTTTGTTATTTTAACAGCCTCCATATTGCCCTCGGCATTTACAACAGTGCTGAGGTTTGTAAACTTACGATTTGTAGAAATTAATGCTTCTGCAAGTAATCTACCTTCATATAGATTTACCTGCCCAACAATTCTCTTATTGGTTCCCCTAACCTTCTGATACAACAAGTTCTGTTTGATATATCCAGAAATCAAAGTTTCAATTGGTATCATAGTTCCTTTATGAATCAAGACACCTTGCTCCATAACCTTAGAATACTTAAAGTTTCTAGGGCGATACATGTCGATAACATTAAGATAATCCTGTTCAGTGTCTTTACCTTCTTTAATGTTTTTAACAGACTGTAGAAATGAATTCCACTTATCAGAACCTACTTGTTTACCACTAGCATCTTTTACAGATCGCTCTTTGTAAACTCTTGCTAGCACATCTTGTGTATCAGTAATTTCTCTTTGGTTCAAGGAGTTTACCATCTCATAACTACCATCTGCCTTTAAAGCAGTACGAATACCATTGATATGCTTTCCATTAGAAAATATAAAATGTATTCCAGAAAGCAACTGCTCATTAGAATCAGGATATACCTTTTTCATAAATCTATTGAAAGCAGCTATCTCCTTAATTTCTGAATTCTCAATATTGTAAATAAACGCTGCTGCGCTTTTGTTTTCAATAGCAAGATTATACATTACAGACTCCAACAACTCTTGGTTAAGAATAGGAGAGTTTTTACGATTAGTTTTTTGAGTCCTAGTGGCTTTAAGATGTTTTAACCTGAAAGCCTTATTGTAAATCGTTCCGAATCTTTTTAAAATTCTAGTTGCTGATTTTTTATGAGAATCAAAGTCTTTGTTTTGAAATGAGATACCATCTTCTACATCATCATCGTAGTCATTGGTTTCTTCGTAAAACTCATCTTGAAAGATGTTTTTTAAAGACCGGCCATTAGTAGCCTTACGTTTAATTCTCTCTTGAATCTCATTTAAAGCCTCAACATACTGACTGTCATTTTCTCGAGCTCTCTGGTCTAATCCATAAGCATCAAACTTAACTCCTTTGGTTACAGCTTTGAATGTATTAAATAAATAGTCCTTCATATTACCTACAGGAAGAGTCTTATCTTCTGCAAGTTCTTTAAGCATTCTATCTACTCCTGTTTCAGCTTCAATTAATTCGCCTCTTTTCCGAAGCATTCCCCACCATTTCTTAGTATCACGTTTTCTTCTACCTTCATTCTTTAAGGTAAAGACCATATCAAAATTAGCAGCCAACGGCCCTTCTAAGGTCTTAGCTAACATTTCTTCAATTAAATACTTTTGCTCAGTAAGAGGTACGGTTTTTAAATCACCAGAAGCAACCTCTTTAGCAATCTGATCATTAAGTTCATCAATTTGAGCTCCATTAAAACCTAGTGCGTTTGCAATCTGTCCTTTTGTAAGTTCTTGGTAGTTTCCTTTTTCATCTAAAACAAGACGATATAGGGTAACATCATCATAACGCTCTCTGATATCTTTAACAAGTTCTTTGTTTGCTAACGATGCTTTAACAAGGGCTTGAGTCTCTGGCGTATTAATACTAAGTTTAAGATATATATGCGACATCTCGTGCATAAAAGTCTTATCCTGATTAGGAGCCTTTTCATCTATAAAAATAGTCGCGGCCAATGCATGACCTAAACCTTGTGAACCTACAGATTCAAACAAGTTTCTTACTATAATCAATTGCGCTGGGTCATTGGTGTTTGGAAACATTGTCTTAAGAGAATGATTCACCACAGCCATTGAGTGCCTTCTTGATGGACTAAGTAAGTTATAGGTTGTGTACCTGTTGAGGTAATTATCTAATTCATTCTGAGAAAGATCTGTTGCCTCAGTAACCTTAATACCTTTTATCTTATTAAGAACGCTTCGAACAAATCTTGTCTCAAGTATGTTTTGAAGCTTAACCTTTCCTTCAGCTCTTGATTCACGACTATCAAAAGCTACTGTTTCTGAATTGGCTACTTTCTTAGCATTCTTCTTCCAGTTCTTTTTAGCTTTATCAGCTTTAGCCTCTTCAACGCTTTCTAAATCTGGTTGTTTCTTTTTATTAGTAACCTCATCTTCTAAAAATGCTTGTTCCTCTTTACTTAAATCTTTATCGACTTCAACCTTCTCTTCGTCTTTATCGTCGGTATCTTCATCACCTTTTTTAGTTCCATCTTCATTAACACCTGGTTTAATTATCGGCCCCTCTGGAGGATCAATAACTGCATCAGTAGAAGCATCCTTTTCAATCTTTAAAATTTTTCTAGTTATTTCACTTAAAACAGCATCCGGATTATTTGCACGAATTTCTTCTTCCCTAGTAGAAAGCTTTCCTTCGGACATAATCTTATCAGCGATATCACTTAAAATACCATCTGGCAAAGTTCCTGTCTCTTCAAAGTTTGACCAAACATCATCACCAATAACTTCATTCTCATCAACAGTAGTATCGTCTACCATTTGTTCAGCTTCTTGCTGGGCTTGTTCTTGGGTTTTAGGAGTTCCGTATGCTACACCATCTATAATAGTAGTTCCGCTAGTTTTTTGTTCTTCTACTTTTTCTATCGGGCCTTCAGCTTCTTCTTGAGCTTTAGCTTGTGCTTCTTCTTCTGCTGCAACTTCACCCGCGGCTTCTTCATCTATTTCAGGAGTTTTAAACTTATCCTGAATAGACTTAGCCATAGCTTTTACTTTGTCTGTAGCATTTGCAAGAGATGGCATTTCAAATATACCTTTAGCTTTCTTTTCAGCTTTCTCTGCCAAGTCTAATGCTTCAACGGTAATTCCCATTGCGGTAGCTTTTGCTTTCTTTCCTGCGTTTAAAGCACCATCTATAAACTTTTTACCTTTACTACGCGTATCTCCTTCACCAGTGTACTCCTTCATTTGTTGAGAAGACAATCCACCAATAACCATTTCATTACCAAATTCATCAAGTACAATTTCAACCTCTAATGGATTTGCTTTTTTTCCTAGTATTAAATTTTCTTGGTTTTGACGTGCCTCAGCTTTTAATATAGAAAGAGCCTTTACTCTGGCAGTATATATTTGTTGAGTTTCAGAAATACTCTTTTTCTTATCCTTAATCTCTTGAGCACTCTTAGCATCTATTGCATTTATAACCTCAAGCTTTTCTTCGGCAATAGCTTTATATTCTTCTAATTTTTTATTGAAATAGTTTTCATCAGCAATATTAGTAAGCAATGCTTTCTTACCTTTTACATTTAAACGATCGGCTTTTTCAGACTTTTCTTTAAAGCCAAAATACATAGCATCTAAATCAGGTATTTGCTCTTCGTTTATATTTCCATTTTCTAAAAGTGAATTACGAAGGTCTACATATGCTTGGTCACCATATTTTTCATCAATAGCAATATTACCTACTTGATGCTCTATGTGATATTCTTGATAAGCAAGTTCATCTTTAGTTCCTTGCTTATTTGTTATGTTAGTTAGGTTTTCAATAGAATTATGTAATCTTAAAGCATCATCAGCTTTTTGATTTACAAGTGTGTTTAAATTAAAAGCACCACCACTCACAGCACCCATTACACCAGCTAATACTTTAGTTCCTTTATTCTCTTTAGAATTATAGAAATCCATGAATGAACTTACATCTAACAGGTCTGGATGTGGAACACCAGTCTTATCAGCAACAGCTTTCTTAGAAGCCCACTCTTCAAATGTTTCTTGAAAGGATTCTTCAATTCCCTCAAAAGCCATTTTCTTTGATAATCGACCTAAACCTTTTATTATTGGTGCAACATCATAAGTAAATAAACTAGAAGACATTTTTGCTCTAGCAGCAGCAGTTCTAGGTATGCCACCTTTAGACATTGGATTAAGACTTTTTAATGCCTTATACCCACCTCCATAAGTTAAACCCCAAGAAGCCATATCAGCAGCAAGCCAAGCGGAATTATTACGCATAGTTCCAGCTGCCATATCTCCAAGGTCTTCTTCGGAAAACATTTTTACCTTTTCACCCTGTTCATTTGTATAGGTTAGGTCTTTGTTGTTATTAACGACTCCTGCCGCGTTTAACATACCTGCATAAACATTACTAGCAATACCCCCACCAATTGCACTAGCAGTTGCATTACCTAATGTAGTAAGCCCTATATCAGTTCCTAGCTTACCCGCAAGACCTGAACCTTTTCCAGCAGCACCAAATATTTCAGCACCTAAAGCAGTCTTTCCAACTTGCCCTGGTAGTTTTGTAACACCTTTCTTTAAAAGTGATTTAGCAATAGCTGCACCTCTACCCCCAATATATACAGACTGTACAATCTGAGGTATCATACTAGCTATATTCTGACTCCAAAACTTAGGATTGGTAACCGAACCCCAACTTAAATTTTCATTCTTTAATTCTTCAGGTATGGCGCTTTTAAAGTTTTCAGCAACATCGGTACCAACATCTTGAAGCATTCTAGATAATACCGTTCCATCAGATATAGTAGGATCAACAATAGCACCCGCCATTTGAACCAAATCACCAGTACCTTTGATAATATAATTACCAACACCTTGCATTATATTAACTCCTGCTTCTTCCATCCAACCACGAGCACTATACTCTGGACTCCAAGAATCAGGATCCTCTTCTAAGTCTCTAGTGTTTTGCCCAGCAATAGTACCTAGCTTTTGATTTGAATATATTTCATTATTAACAGCTTCTTGGTCTTGAGCGTTAGCTTGAACGTTATCAGGTAAGGCTAAATTTTCTTGCTCTTGCCCTTGCCCTTGTTGTTCTTGCATTTGCTGTCCTCTTTCGGCAGGTGAAAAAGACAAGTCTTGTTCTCTTTCTTCTACTGGTGGAGCAGAACCATTTCCGTTTTTTGAATTATTAAAAATTTCAAAGATATCTGGCATGATATGTTATTTTGTTTTTGTTATTGGTTCAACATTTTTACTGTCTGAAACCACTTACTAGCAACTTCTTTATTTCTTTGGAAAGCTACACTATTTTTATCTAAATCTTCATTTACGTTTAGAAGCCAAGAACCAATAAGCTTTTCGTCTGTATATCCTTGATCATAAGACTTAAGATTTTCATCAATATTACCTCCACCTTCACCCATGAGTGTCGTGAACAACTCTGCATCTACTGCTTGTTGAGTAGTTGTCATATTCACAGCTGGATTACCATCTGGATAGTCTGCGTTTCTTTGATAGCTATTTCCAACATAATCAAAAGCCATATAAAACCCTTTCATTAAATCAGCTCGGTTATCCTCTCCGGCAGAACCTTGCCCCCAATATCTTTCTCCTTCTGTTTTAAAAACATCATCGTTAAAGATTTTTTCATCCAAAGTATTAATAGCTCCTTGAAATATGATTTGCTCTTCTTTAGAATTTTTAGCAATATTCTGAAGCATAGCAGCACTATCATTATCCTGTTTTACCGTTTCAGTCAAATCATCATCATCAGCCAAAGTGTTAGACATTACTGTTTTTATTTGAGGTCTAGAAATATCAATCTCTTTATAGAATAAATCTCCATTTTCATTCTTCATTGCCATAACAGTTGTTAATTCAACTTCAGACTTGTAAAATTCGTCTAGCTTCGCTGTTGAACTTTTATCTAAATCCCCATTATCATCATATGCATTTACTAACAGTGCTGGCTTACCATCACTTTTCATTGGTGACTTAACCGCTGTTGTAATTCCTAATATTTGATAATTACCTTTATGATCATCTGGGTCTAGTGCATTATCTCCTGTTATCATAACTCCGTCCATTCTATACATTTCAGAATCAGGAGTAAAGTTTTGAAGTGTTCCATCTTGAATAGTAAATCCACCATTTTCAGGGAAAACAACAGAGGCAATATCAAAAGTATTATGTTCTAGGATTCTTTTAGATTCCTTTAAACCCATATTATCTCTAGTTAAATATATACCGAATTCTCTAGCTTTTGCAAGAGGCCCAGACTCAGGCATAAAATCAGTTATATCAACACCTTCTTCAGAAAGACTACGGTTTCTAGAGGTTTCAGTAAAGTCTTCTCCAAGTAGTTTTTTAATAGTAGGGTCATTTTCAGCAAGTGTATCTAATAGTTTTCCATTATAACCACCTTCCTCTTTAGATTTGTTGATGTCAGCAACTTTTAATCCTTTATTTATAATGCCACTTTTAAGAACATTCACTTCGTTTAAATAACTAGTTGTTGGGTCTTTTTTAGCAAGAGACGATTTTCTGTCATAGACAGCCTTTTGTCTATCTCTAATCATTTGCTCACGTATTCTAGTAGTATTGCTACCAGTACCGCCATAACCCATTTTCTTAGCAAATGCAACTATCTTTAAATAATCATCTTGGTTTTTACTAGGATCTAATGGAGGTCTGTCTGGATAATTAATAGCGTAGTTGTTCATAATCTTCATCATGTTACTACCATTAGATAATATCTTTTCAATAGGAATATCAGTACCAAAGTCGAAGTTCTTAGAATCAGGTATTTCTACTTCAGACATAATACCATTATAACTAATCGGACCTCCTTCTTCATTAGCATTGTAATCTTCCAAAGACTTTAAATCTGTTGGAGATATTAAATGACCAAGACCTTTTTCTTTAGCTTCTAATATCTTAGCTAAGTTCTTTTGATTTTCTCCAAACTGAACAGACTCATCAGATTGAAGGATATCATTTTTAATTTTATTAAGAGCAGAGAAACCACCTTGTTCCATAAACATTCTCTTAGAACCACCAGTTCTTGCTAAGTGTTCGGTTACTATTTGTTGAGAAGATGCTATTTTCTTATTTATTCTTTTTCTGTCTTTATCAAGAAAGGTTCCCGCTTTAGCATACATCTGCTCAAACATAAGTTGCTCTTGCTGTTGCGCTACAACTTCCTTGTCTCTATCTTGCTGGACTTTAGAATCCATTCTTTCCAAGACGTTTAAATCTCGAACCCTACTCTCGGTGCTATTGATGTTTTGCCTTAAACCTATTAATCCCTCCATTGTAAGTATTGTTTATATTTTAATTTTGATCTATTGGTGTTCCATCTGGCCATAGACCTGCCGAAGCCATTGTAGCAGATTCAGGAACTACTGTATATGGATTTACCCCTCCAGGAAACACACTAGGGTCAGTATTCTCATCCCTATCTTCCATCAATCCTTTTTGTAAAGGAAAAGGTGGTGGTGGTCCTGAGTTGTTTTGTTTTATTATAGGTGGCAACCCTGAGTTATTAGGTGTATTTCTAGGGTCTCCACTAATTGAATTATTAAAGCCCGGTGTCATAAAACTAAGGTCATTACCAATTGCTGCTCTTTCTTTTTGAGCTTTAGCATTGTTTAATGTCTCTCTGTCCGTAGATAAAAGACCATAGTTACCTTCTTTAGAAGCTAAATCTATATTATCCATTGATACATTTTCAGGATTTATATCTGGATTCTGTTCTAAGTAATCAATGTATTCAAAAACTTTCGAAGGATCCTTTACTTGGTCAATAAATTTATTTGCCGCTGCTCTTTGATTAGGGTTGAGGTTTTGCATTTTACCACTATAACCTTGCATTTTAGCTTCGAGTGCATCCGTTTTAGACTTCTTCATATCAAAAGCGCTTTTTGTTCCTGGTTTACCAGTACCATCATCTTTAGCTTTAGGGTCAAATCCAAACATTCTTTTCATAAGAAAACTTTCGTACATAGAATTTGCACTTCCCGGACCATTGTCGCGTTGGTACTTTAAACCTTCCATGAGTTTTTCCATTCCAGCAGTAGCTAAATCTCGTCCTCTTTTTTGATTGTCCTTAGCTTCTCCAAATTCAATAGCATGATTTGCTATATCCCTTCTAGTGTCAAACTCATTGATATACTGCATTACGTTTCCGTATTTTTCAAATGCTTTTTCTTTAGCTGCATAGTCGGCTGCTTGAATTGCAACAAGACCTTTTGTTTGTTGAGCCTGTAATCCAGCAACATTTCCAAGTACTACAGCAGCGTTACCACCAGAAGCATTTGTGATAGCCATTAAGCCACCTTGCATCGCATCTGCTAATTCTGCTTTCATAGCTGCTTCAACCTCAACAGGAAGTCCATGGTGTGCTCTCTTAGACATTTCAGCAGCATATACCTTTATTGCTTCTGAAACTTCTTCAGTACGTAAAGGTATCTTAGCATCTTTGGCTTGTTGGTTTCCAATAAGCCCCATTCCTAATCCCATGATAGCATCAATAGGAAGTTCCTGTTTTCTATCATTGTAATCAATACTGCCATCTTTAACCCCCAACAAACCTAATTGCTGATTGAAGTAATCGGTACCAGTATTATCAAAATCTTCTTTTGCTTTTTCTGCTACTTTTTCTTCTTCAGTTTTTTCTTCTTCTGCTACTTTTTCCTCTTCTTTAACTGGTGGTTTATAGATTTTTTCTCTTTCAATAGTAATTTCCTTCCTTTTGTTTTTAGGATATATTTTTTCTAAATTTTTAAATTGGATTTTTGTTTCAGAACCGGGTCCGACATTATGACCAAAAATAGTATCCATAAAATCAATATCAGTATCTACATTAGATTTATCGTCATTAAGATTAAACGAAATTTCTTTGCCTGACATTTTTTTATACTCACTGGCAAATAGAGTTTGCATTTCATCAATATTAAAAGTAGGAGACATTCCTTTTTTCCCTTTTGTTAATTCAGGGTATCTCTCTAACATTTTATTATACTGCTCTATGTCTCCGGGCTGTAAGTTTGGAAAAACTGCCGTTTTACCTAAAGTGTATTTACCATCCTTTCCTTTGATTTTATTTACACGAAGTTTTTCAATAACACTTTGTAGTTCTTCAAACTCAGCAAATTCTTGAGAATTAAATTCATTTTCAGATTCAATAACTTCATTTAAAAAATCTTGATGACCTGCTTCAGTAGCATCTTTATATAATTGCTTTCTAAGAACTTCACCGGCGCCTTGCTCAATGTCACCATCTTTAATCATTTGAGTGATCTGCGCATCTCTTTGTCTAAGGTCTTTTTTAGTCACCTCTTTCTTAACCAAAAAACCCTTTTCTTCTTTTGTTAATTCAACAGATTTTTTATTGTTAACAGATTCTTCTATTTTTCCAGTAACATAGTCATTTGTTGTTATAGGCGTTCTACCTGCTTCCTTAAGACCTTCGTTGTATTTTCTAAGATATGTTCTTCCAGAAGCATTTGTTGAGGTTTCTTCTATTAGATTCCCTGAACTAATAGAACTTCTAGCAACGCTTGGAGGTTGAAAATGGAATTGACTAGCCATTTCACCCATAGTTAATCCGGCGGGGTTTTTATCTATCATTGATTTAGCTTGAGGTAAAAGAACTTCATTTGCATAATAACCAAAATAAGCCTCTTGTAAAGCTGGAGAGTTTTTAAAATCTTCCATAGATTCTACTTTTCCAAAAACACCTTTTTTTGAAGCAGCAAATTCTTTAATACCCATCATAGATCCTGTCTTAGAAAACCATTCTTTTAAGAATTGATATTTTCCAGTAGCACTAGAATCTGGCTTGCCATCTTTATTTTTATCACCAGCTAAAGTTGTATAAGGATTCGGATAACCACCGGTTTCTATTTTAGCAATTCCAACTCTTAAGTTTTCTATAATCGCTTTATCTCTTTCGGATATTGGTTTTTTATCAGGCATGATACTACATTTTTATTATTAACTAAGACCTAGTTGTTTTTTTCTAAGTTGTTTTAAATTTTCCATTGAAGCAAGACCTTCGGACATTTTATATTCTTGCTCGCTTTCCTTTCTTTCTAAAAGGGTTTGTTTCTTAAATCTTTTAGCGTATTCTGCCTGACGTGTTTTAAGACGGTCAGCATGTATCATCTGACCAGCTAGACCAGGTGCAAGAAATGAGGCCGCAGTAGCTAACGCTTTATCACCACCAGACATATTACTTTCTTGAACATTCATAACGCTTGAAGATGGAGAAAACATCGCTTGAGATACAGCACCTCCTTCTTCTCCATGAGTGGCTGTTGCAATTCCAATACCTGCTTTTTCAATACCTCTAAAAACTCCTGCCATTGGAATTGCTTTACCAACGGCATCTTTAGTTGCATTCATTGCATTATTGTATTGCTCTTGTTTGCCCGATCCTTCATACTTGTTTTTTGCATCATAAGCATTGGGAGATGGAAGAGCGTTACCCATTTCTCCAGCAGCAGCACCATACTTTTTAAGACCTTCTCTAAAACCATTTTTAGCATCTGGAGGCATGTCAAATTCTTGTCCGGAAAGCTCGCTGTTGAAATCTTTTCCCATCAAACCTATACCTCCATTAGAAGTATTTGACGTCATGCTCTGTTTTGAATTTTTCTGCCAACCACCATACATACCATCGCTTGTAGAAGACAAAGATTGTGGTGCATTTTCTAATTCTAAACCAGTCGTGTTTGCTTTGTCGGTATCACCAAATCGACCTAAAAAACTACTTAATCCTGCTCCTAACATAATGTTTTATTTAAAGGTGGCTTACTCTTAAACTATTTAATACTGCTAAGATATCAACTTTATTCTGATTTAAGCTCTCAGCTGTTATTTCAACATACACCCATTTACCTCTAACACTACCTGATTGTTCTATATCATCGGTATCATTAATTGCCGGCACTGTATGTGTTCCTTCTCTGATTCTATAAGCATCATGAGTACCTAATATCATTCTGTCATATCCTAGATTAGATTTAAAGAATACAGATTTAATAGGATAATCTAAATTGGTAACCATACCCCATTGTCTATAAAGAAATATTGTTTCGGTATTCGCGTGAATGTAAAAACCTAATGTAAGTTCTTTTTGTACTTCAAAGAAATTAAGGATATCACCAGCATTTAATTGATGTAATCTTGCGCTTTCTAAATCAACTCCCGAAGTACCTGTTGTGATTGGTGCATAAACTTTTTCTTTAAAGGTTATGTACATATCATTATCATACTCAAAGTCACCATTAAACTTCTGACTTACTTCATTATAAGATAACATAAAATTAGTTCCATCTTTAGTTCTTAGACGAATACCTGTTTCTTTATTTTCATGGTCGTAGTAAGCTTCAGTATCTATGACTGGATTTTTCTTTAACTGCTCTAGGTATAATAGATGAAGTAAGTTTTTAACTAACAACGGATCTTTACCTCTTACAAACTCATTTTTAGTTTCATCAAAAAATGTAAACCCAAAATCTCCATTAGCAACAGCTCGACGTATAGCAGTACCATATTTACTTATAATCTTATGACCGTCTATAATAGTTCCAGAACCTTGCTGTACATTTATAGAGCCTCCATCTTGGTCTGAAATAACTCTATCCATACCAACATAAATAAGTGAAGTCTGCTTGCCTTGTATTGCGTATACGTTATCATCATATCTAAATATGTTTGAAACATCACCCTTATTCTTTTCTAATAAAGCATAGAAGTTGTTTACTTTAAAAACTGTCCAAGCATCATAAGGATCTCCAGCTAACTTAACATCGGAAACGGCAATAACGTTACCCCTGTTTGGGTCGTTCTTTAAATCAAATGGTTTCGGAATATATGTTTTTATATTATTCTCATTAAAGTATGCATTGTTGATTATTTCGTTTCTAGTAGTATTGAAACTGTGTTTTGAATTAACTCTATAAAATTCATATCCATAGGTTAACTTAGGCTCTACTTGTGATTCTAAAACAAAAAGATAAGTCCAAGCACCGTTACGTTGCCAAACCTCTATATCTCCTGATTGTCTACCATTACCATGATTATTATAACCTCTTTCTTCAACTGGATCAGTACCCCAATCATTTTTAGTTCTAATACTTAAAGTAACATAAACATCAGCACCTACATCAAAAAACTGTGCATTATTAGAAGATTTTAAAACAGGTATTGTTTTACTAAGTGGTATGTATGTATTTGCAGTATAAGCCTGTTTTGTCCGACCACCAAATATAGATTCTCTGTTGTTTCTAAAAAGAGTTATTAATGGAAGGCTATCATAAACAACATGATTATCATCTCCTAGTCTTATTTGTGAATTTACAGTATGAATGTCTGGACCAACCACAACAGGACTAAATACATCTGTAACAGTTTTTATAATAACAGTTGGATAACCAGGGGAAGTAATTGCACCTCCAAATATTTCAGATTTTACACGACCATCTATATAATCCCATTTTCTTTGAAAATTACCATAGTACCAAGGCTGCGATTGCATCATAACAGCATTGTTAGAAACATCATTGGTTACTCCAAAAGCAAAGCCTGAGATGCTAACACCTCTTTCTAGACTTTCAGCACTATCAATAACATGTTCAATAGGCCCATTAATTACTTGTACGTATTTTGAAAACACTGAAACATTAACAAAATGAGTTTCCCATGTTTCATTGTAATCTTCTTCTCGTGCAAATCTTGGTAAATCTCCTTGATAGTTTTCTCCATCAACTTCTTGTTCAAGTATTTTTCTAGAAAACTTAGGATAAACCTCATCGCCAAAGTTAAAACCACTACCTCCAGAAACATCACCGCCTCTTTCTCTAATAACTCCGGGTGTGTGATCAGTGTTTAAAACAGCATAGATTTGAAGTTTGCACTTCTCTACATACTGGTCAGATATCTTACCGTAGATTATATCTGGTGAATCAAAATACATTAAAGACCTATTAACCATAGTTCTTTTTAAATACTCTATATCATCTGTGTATTGATAATCTTCACCATAAGTATCATAATTTATAAGTCCTTGCTTTTCATATGTAGGGCCTCCATTGTAAGGAATATTCCATTTGTTTTGAATAGCGGTAGGCATTTCGTTTTGTGGCTTACCATTTGTTTGAACTCTAGATAATGGGGCTGAGATACCACGACACAAAATAGTTCTATTATCTTCAGTTCTTTCTACATAGACAATTTGATACATTGGTATTACTTCTTGCAACTCACAAGACAATCTAACCTCTATATGCATTTTAATTCCATGTCCATAAAGAGTATCACCTACTACGCTTTGATTAAGATACCTACTAGAAGATATGATTATGTTACCTGAGTCTGTAATTTCTTTTTTTAATTCTCCCATATTCGGAATCATTAAATCTCCTAAAGGAATTACAAAGTATTTTGTAGAATCAGAATTATATATCTGAAGTCCTATTCTATAAAGTTCACCTTTCATACAAAACTTTACTCCTGTTGGCTCTATATAATCAACCAATGTTCCAGTACCGTCATAAATGCCAGTGGCTTTTTTCATTAAAGGCTCTGTAAACTCTCTGTAAGTTACACGTAACCCATTTCCTTGGTCGAACCCAATACTTTTACCTCCATATACCAAAGAATCTAAATCAACCGTTACAGGTAGGAATTGAATGTCATTATCAAATGTTTCTACATACTGATCGTTATTTGATTCAAACACATAACTACTCATGTCTGTTTGAATTAAATCATTAGTTGGTTTTAGTAGCAATTGTCCATTAATTTTCTCAACCGTTAGGTTTGGGAAATATGATGCGAAAAGTATATTATTAGCTTGTTGGTCAATTAACCAATCAGCTACTAAAACAGTAATGTTCGTATAATTAGCAAGTCCTAAGTCAGAAAATATAATTGTAACCTCATCCGAAGTTACACTGTTTTTGAAAGTTAAACCTAATGGCCCAAAGCAAGATATGTTTCTATATACTTTTTGTTTGATATAAACTAAAGGCTCTGTATTTGTAGGGTCTATGTATCTATACTTCCAAGGCTCTGGATTAAGAATACAGTCATGAGTAGCGCCAGTATCATCCCATCCATGAAGAGGGAATAAGTATTCAAGATTTGCAACAGACGTTGGTATTGGTTGGTCACGTAGCCCAGCCGCGATTAATTTGTTTTTCTTAGAAGTGAAATCATTACAATACTTCCAAGTGTTTTTATAATTTATAATATCATTAAAAGTAATGTTATCGGCAAACTCAGCTTCATTACCAAAGTGATCAAATTCTACAACTGATTTTACCGGCTTACGTCCTAAATTACGAATCGCCGTAGGAGGTCCAAATGCCTCTAATTCTATAGCAACACATTCTACTTCCGCAGAATCTTCAGGATCTATAAGATTTACTTTTATTCGAACTTTTTTATCAGTAGCTTCTGAAAAGTCACCCCCTCTAAATTCAACAGGAGTATTTTCAACAAGTATTCTTTGTACTTCTGAAGTAGGTGAGAATTCACTTAACTGTCCGTTTTCTGAAATAATACGATAACTATAAACAACAGTCATTGATTTTATTTGTCCTCCTTCTTCTATGTTTAATACTTCTGGTTGAAGTAATACATTGTTTAATACCTGGTTAAATTCATCTGACGTTCTTGATGGCAAATTAACATCATGAAGATTTACAACTCTTCTTACATTAAAAGCATCAGTATAATAAACTGGCTTTCTGAATTTGTTTTCCTCAACTCCTTCAGTAGTTATTTTTGCTTCTACAGGCCAATTCTGAGCTCCTATCCACCTTAATTCTCCAACAAGGTTGTAATTGTCATTTAATCTCATGCTGTAAATAGCATCCCAATAAATTTCATTGTTTACTGGAACCTCAGCAATATTAATAGAACATGCAATTGGATTTTGAACATTAGCGTTTACTCCGTAATATTCTGAAAAATCAATTTGATCATCAGTACCTCCATCACAAACAAGATTATCTTCGAATTCTGTTTCAGATGGTGGATTTATTATTTTATTATAAGTACTTGTTGCTTCAATTGAATTAACAGAAAACTCATCTACTATATCTATTTCCGTAGCTCCAACAGAATCTACGGTTATAGTAAATAAGTCACTATTTATTGTTGAGATATCTTCTGTTATTACAACAGGCTCTTTTGACCCACCTTTTAAAACTTTTGCAAAAACAACTATTTCATCTTCGAAAACATGAACTCCTAGATATTTAACTATCTCTGTATTTTGATAAATAAGTTTTGATCCAACACCTCCGGAGAAAGAGAAAACTCCATCTTTAGAATAGAGTCTACCGTTAGTTGCTTTTTGGTAAGTGTTTTTAGCCTCAGCCGCATTAGTTAAATCTGAAGAGTAACCACCTTCTAATGTTTTGACTAGGTTAAAATTTACCATTTTAAAGTGTTTTATATTCTATTCAAAATTACTAATTTATTTTTAGATAAGTATAATCATTAAAGCTGCTGTAATTAATCCTCCAATAAAACCGCTAAGACCCCACCATATCTTTTGTGACTTCTGTTTCTTAACTTGTCCTTCAAGGCTTCCTATTTCTAATTTATTATTGACATTATTAAGAGAATCTTTTTTAGCCAAACTTCTTATATTCCCTTCTAAGATGGGAATTGTAACAACTTCTAATTGGTGAATGATTAATTGATCAGAAGCTTCAATCATTTTTAAAGCATCAATACGCATTTCTAACGTAATGACCTCTTTCTTTTGCAAGTTATACGCTTCAAGTAATTTAGCGAATTCACCAAGCTTCTCATAAGTAATGTCTCTATTTTCGGAATAGAAAGTCGTTTGCGAGTGAATCCAAGTACTGTTGAGTATAAAGCTTATAAAGAATAACATCGTAATCTTTTTGAAGGGCTTCATATTTTCGTTTCCATTTTAAGTCTGCATTAATATAAACTATTTTACTTTCTCTAATTTTCCGAATAGAATCATCGCTTTTAAGCCTGTCTCTTTCGCCTCTCGCGATCAAAGTATCTTCTATAACGATTAAGCTATCATTACTGCTTTTCCATTGCTCTACGATGTCTTTGTGCATTTTCCATCCTAAACCACCGCCACCTAAAGAAAGTAGAAAGAGGCACCCTAAAATCACTATCCCGATAATCAAATACTTTTTAGAATTATCCGCTCTCTCTTGCATCTATTGTTTTGATTTAAAAACGTCCATTGACATTGCTGCAAATCCAGCCGTAATTATACCTAGTATTAAAACGTCTGTAACATCCCCTTTCTCTTCTATAAAGTATTTAGCAACTCCCATAGCAAGACCAATAAGAACAGCGATTGTTCCCATTACTCTCTTAGGAGATAGTTTCCCACTTGAGTCTGTAAAAAAAGTCTTTTTAGTTTCCATTTCTATGATATATTAATTCGTGATTTTTAACCTTTCTATCTGTTCTAGAATTAATCCATCCTTGTCTAGTAACACCATCCTCTCTAACATCTGTTATTTCTCCACGAATATATTTGTCCTCTTTAATTACCTCTCCACGCAAAAGACTTATTTCTCTGTCCATATCATTGCGTAATCCTCCTACTTCAGCATCAATCTTACTACTTATCCCAACTAAACCAACCCAGATACCTCCTAAACTAAAAGCTGCTACTATTAACATAGCTATTGCCCCTATACTTATATTTATTTTATTGTTAAATTCTGGTGGTGGCATATCTTATGGATTGAATAAATAAACTTTTGAGTTTTTTTCCTCGTCGATGTCGTCTAAATGTACCCAAGAAACACCGTCCTCTAATCTAATTTTGAATGGGAATAATTCTGAATTACTTACAATCCAATCCCTGACCTCCTTTGCCGTCATTTCTTTTACATCAAAATCGAACGCCCTTCCAAGTATATGCGCTGATATATATAACTGGTTTCTTTCCGCTTTATCTCTTACAAGTGGTTGGATATTTGTCCTAAGACCTCTCTGCTCTCTACTTCCGCTATTTACTGTAATAGGCTTATCTATATTAACTCTTACAATAAGCAATGCGTGTAGTGCATTCGTTCCAAAGAACCTCCACGCTTTATCACCGTACTTCTTAAAAGTTCTACTACCTACAAGTTCGTGTATTCCAAAATACTTTTTAATTTCAGTTAAAATTTCTGTTCTTGTCATTGTTTTTTATTTAAAAATTCAGCTTCCCAACCATTCATTTTAGGTTTCCACATTACTATAAATTCTACCCTCTTACCACTTTTATTTACAATAGCGTGTTTTTCTCCTTTTTTAAAGTGGCAACTATTTGGAAACTCAATAAGACATTCTTTTTCTTCTGTTATAACCTCCCAAATAGCCCCTTTAGTTATCGGTATAAACTGTTCGCAACTATCTAAATGAAAGTGGGGAGGAAACACACTATCTATACCAAACTCATAAACACAAGCTGTTACGTTATCATTTCCTGTAATATCTAGTTCATACCAATAATCGTCTTTTGTACCCGGAAACTTGGTTCTTTTTTTCGGTATTACAGGAATGCTAACTTGGGGGATCTCCCGAAACCCTGCCATCATATTGAGCCGAAACCCTGCCCTTTTTTTTGATAATTCCTTTTTGTGTTTCATTCTTTTAACTTGTCAATCTTGTCAGAATTTTTATCTATAATCTTAACTAATTGTGTCAAAGTTATATTTACGTTTTCAATTAAAGCTATATTCTTTTCTCCCTGTAACCTTGAATAATCTCTCTCATCCTTTAATTCTGTCTTTAATAATTTATGCTCTACTTTAACGTAAGCCAATAATCCTAAAATAAAAACTATTAAAGAGTATATAATCCAAACATATAATTGAGCTGTTCCCTCGCTTGCTGGTGGCATCGGCTCTAATTGCCACATTAAGGTTAATATCATATTTTATTATTATGTGCTCGCTTGCTACTCACACGTTATTAAAATCATTTATTGATTTTAAACAATGATCCTTATCTAATATATCCAAAAACAAACACATCCCAGAGCCTATTTTAGTTAGTGTTCCGTCCCTTTGGTTTTTACCTAAAGCGCTGGAAATAGTTTCTCTTTTGTCTCCAAAAAGATAACCGCCTTCTTTCCTAAAAAGTAGATTCCAAGTTGCTCTGTAAGCATAGTTCCCAAAGACGTCAACTGCGATAGCGTGTTGCTTCCAGTACTCATTAGTAACTATAAAGAACCCTTTCGCTTTGACGTGTTGAATCAAAACGATAGGGAAATTTATAATCCACATTATTGAGAATAAAATATATGATATGAAGGCTAAAATAAATCCCAATTAAACCAATATCTCCCAATCCTGAGCCGTTGTTCCGTATATTGGCTCTCCTTGCGTTACAATTAACATCGCTCTTCCTTGCAAAATACTTAATTGTGAACTAAAACTTTCACCTATTTCTATTGGGTCTCCAATTGCAACAAATAGCCCATCAATCATTTCGTAAGAATAAAACACTGCTCTACTAACAAGTTTTTCAACAACTGTCAAAACATCTATTAAAATCGTTTCTTCTGGATTGTCAGGGTCAACCACTTCTGTTTCTATGTATTTAACTGCTGTATCTGTTACAATAGCATTGAACCCGTTTTTTCCTTTTATCTCGTCAAAGCTGTCAATTGCTACTTGAACTAGACAAGCCTTTCCATCCCTAGTCGTGTATGCATTTACTTTTGTTATGATTTTGCTCATTTTAATATTTGTTATTTAATTTACGTTAATCTTCTATGAACGGCGCCCGTGGAACTATTTATATAGCCGAAGCCTACCGCTACCCCGCCAGTATTTGCGGCCGCGTCGTCGGCGTACGAACCTAGGCCGGTAAGGTCTAGTTTTCCCATTTTCACAATACCGGGAAATTCTGCTTTTGCGCCGTTGGCGTCCGAAGTTGTCATTATTAGGACTTCGTCTTCGGAGGAGGGAAGGTCTTTTCTGTTTTGTATAGTAAAAATAGTTTTCGCCGTTCTACCTGAGTATGACCCCCTATTTCTAAACCGTATAATTTTTTCGTTTGTGTCTACGCCAGATAAGGCTTGAAGCAAAAAGTCGTGTCCGTTATTTTCGTCTTCGTGTCTTAAAACCGCTATAACTACTAATTTGCTTTCTGCTTTGCTGTAAAAGCCGCCCGTACTTTGGAACCTATCCGAAGTAAACCCCAAATAGGAATGTACCCCAGCCGCTGCAACTAGCAAAGCGTTAACTTTTGCCCCGTTATTATAAATAGCGGTATATAGTTCGGAATAGTAGCCCGCCTGTAGCCTGTTAGACATTGCGTATATCTCATATTGAGTTATCGGGACGTTTGCGGACACGCTGTCGCCCATTGTTACCCCCTTAATAGTTAAGCGGTCGCCCCTTGAATTGTTATCGTTGTCAAAGGCGTTAAAACCTATCTCTAGTTCTCCAAGTATCCCAAAATAATCGACTAAAAGCTTCGCTAGTACTTTATTGTTTGGGGCGTCGAAAGTGAAACCATCAAAAAGAATTTCATCACCAATGAATTGTGAAATTCCACTTCCATCTTTTACATTTAATTGGGTTCCTTTGTAATTGTAAAGGTATTTTGTGACAACCATAGTTGCCTTTTTTTCGTTTATCATTTCCGCATTTGTGGAAAATTCACCATATAAACTGACAATAATATTGTTAATGTCAACAATAATACTTGACATCAAAGGACTGTTTGGTGTTTTTGCCTGATATGAACAATGACCAACAGTTGCCAAAATAACGCCTGTGTAATTGATTGTAGTTCCACCACCACCATCATAAATCAGAAAACCGCTTGCATTGTCTTGATAAATATATGTATTTGTCAGTACATTGTAATAGTTTGAGTTTCCTCTTAAAACTCCTTTGACTGCACCGTAAACCTTTATCACACAATCAATCAACTTGACTTGATTTGAAAAAACCCAACTTCCTGATGTATTTATGAAAGTGGCGTTTCCTTCAAAATTCCAATTTGTTCCGTTAAATTCAACAATTCCGTCAATAATAGAATCTTTAAATTTTACAAAACAATTAGTACTTGAACTCCTGACTAGTAAACTTTTAGCACCAACAGTGACATCTCCTAATTCAATTTCAATATTATTTGCTATATAAGTAATTTGAAATGAATTTGCAGCTTCAATCTTTCCTATTTTTATTTTTACACCTAATCCCGTTGTGTCTGATTCAATAAGTTTTGATGCAGTTGTTGAAATTATTGTTCCAAAGGTTAAATTGCAAATTCTTAATACATCAAAAGGTCTGTAAAGTGCAGTGCCTTCAAGATACAATGTTTCAACATTCATGTCAAGTGCTTTTGGAAGTTCAAGTCTTGTGTTTGAACCAATAAACATTGTTTTGACGCTGAAAGTCCAATCAGAACGAACCATGTAAATTTCTGCAACATTTGGTGTTGACATTCTTAAAGTTCCATTTGGAAGGTCAAACATCATGAAGGTGTTTGATTGAACAATTGGTTCATATAAGTCACCAACAATTGGACTTCCATCAAATGAAATTGTTGCAGTTTCCTTTGTGAAAAATCTGATGTTTTTATTTGCAGGAATAATTGCGTTTATTGGATATGTTCCACTTGTTAAAAGTTCGACTGTCCAAAATTTTGTTCCTGTTGGAATTGCTGAAATTGCTGAATCAATTGTTTCATATGGAAAAGTCACTGAATTTGGTTCTGCAGTTGCATCATTTCCATTTGCTTCATCAACAAATAATGTGTTTGCAAGGCTCACACTTGTCACAAAAGGATTTATACCATCTTCACCAACATTGTTTAATGTAGACGTTTTGTCTCGAACATCTTTGTCGGCTCCTGCTGTTGACAAATCAATATATTTAATATTTACAGTGTCCATAACAGGACTTATAATTTTAAGCCTTAGATTTTCTGTAAGAGTAATGGGGGTTAAGGTATCCTTTAAAACCCCATCCCACAATACTGTCATCAATCCACCTACATACTTAAAAGTAAAAGTAGTATTGAAAAAATCTGCATAATCTAAAGCAGCAAAATCCGATTGTACACCATTAACGTAATAAACACTTAAAACAGAGGTCGGATTTGGACGAAATTCAGCCCCATAGACTTGACTTCCAGCACCATTAATTAACTGTAGGTCTGAAATGTAATCGCCATTTCCTGAAGCACCAGCATCTCCAAGTGGAGTCTCCTGCATTTTCCATTCAAAAAGCCAATCTTTAGTATAGTCAAGTTCTTGTGTCCAAATTCCTATTCCATTTTGTTGAAAAACAGTAATTTTTGCTGCCCCTTCTTGCGAAACATCTAACCTTGTAAGGTCAATCCATTCACCACTAGAAGGGATATATAATGTTCCGCTTACAATTTGAATCTTATCTACGTAAGTAATAGCACCTGTTCCATTATTGTTATCCAAAGTAAGGTCATAACTACCTTCAGTAGCTATAGTTGTCAAATTAACCCTAAATGTATTATCGTCTATAAATAAAGTACTTGTAATAGTATTTCCCTCAATAACGACAGTCATATTTTCGGTAAAATAAGAACCTTTTAAAATGAAGTACGTGGGATTTGATGGTAAAGTACTAACTTGCCTAACCTCTTCTAAATAAGGAGCTTGTAAACTTGTTGTATCTATAAAAGGATTTATACCGTCATCACCATTATTGATAAGCTGATTTGTGTAAGCAGGAACTTCGGGGTCTGTAGAATCTCCCGCAGGAAAAATTCTAAAGTCTGTCGTAAATACTGTTGCAAATCCTGTACCTATCTCCTCTCCTTGACCTAAGTACAACCAAAGAGTTTCAGTACCATTTTGAATAGCTCTGAAAATAACTGTTGCACTATTAGGAGTACTGTAAGGACCATTGGCAGTAACAAAATCCCAGACATCTGCTGCTCCTATATCTCCAAGATCAAACTCAGTGGGTGCAACATTACGAGAGTCAATCGTATTAAAATATTGGACATCTACTTCGGTTAATACTGTTCCAGAACCTATATTTACATACGGTTTTGTTAGAGTATAAAGAGTTCTTACAATAGCATAGTCGGGTTGCCCTGTTAATTCTATACCTTCTCCATTAGCTAATACAATTCGAGTAGTTACAAAGATTGCTACAGCACCCACAGTTAGGGGAGTAGAGGGTAAAGCATTTAAGGCTATAATTGTTTTTGCCTTCTCTGTTTTAGTAGCATCATTAAAGTCAATTTCAACTCCTATTGAACTAACAGGAACATTAGTAGTACTAGCCCCGTTACCTCCCGAGGCCTCAAGAAAAAAACCATTAGAAGCACAGTAATCTACGAAAGCTTCAGCATTGGCTGTTCCATAATTATTATCTAAGTCTGCGAAAGCTATTGATAATACAGGATTAGATTTAGAAGGTGGTTCAATATTAAACGTTCCTTCTCTATTGGAATTATATGTTATTTGAGCCCCATCATTGTAGACATATACCTCTTTTTTTGTTGGATCAGCGGTATTCCACGTTTTTATAACGGTAGCTCCCGGCTTTGTGATTGATACTACTTGTGACATAATTTAAAGATTTGTTATTAATTGAACTGTGTTTGTTGCACTAACTAATGCTGGATTACCGTCTATGCTTATAAGATTCACGTCTATTTGACCTGTCTTTGCTCCTGGTGCATCCACCACAATTATATTGCTTATTTTAATTTTAGCATTTCCGTTGACATCTAATTTTGCGTTGAGGTTAAAAGTTCCGTCAACTGTATATAGTGTTTCATCGCCATTTATATTTACAATAATATTATTCCAAACATTTAACGCAAGATACGGAGATAAAATAACAACGTCAATATTCGATATTCCAAGAGAAGATCCTTTTGTAATATCAATAAATAAACTTTGATTTTTTACTGGGTAAACCGTAGGGATACCACCATCATCAAAAGTGTCTGAATACTCTGTTACAAACTCCACACCATCAGCTGCAATTTCAGCTAAGGAATCGACATTAAGCTCGTAAGTATATATAGCTGGCTCTATTGCATTAAACTGTCCAACTTTATAAGTCATACTAAAATATGGTAGTCCACCTCCAGTTGCTCCAACTGTATAGATTGCATAAAATAAATATTGAACATTTATAATTTGTCCAACATAAACATTTGAACCATTAAAAACTAATGAGGGAACGCCTGACAGTGAAACTATCTCGATAACCTCCACAGTTCCGTTTATAGGAAAAGCATCAAGGAGGCTCTCTGTAAATGAATTTAAAACTGTTTTAACAACTGATACAGATTCAGGACTATCTTCGATTATAGACTTCCATTCTAGGTAAGAAACGGTTTCGGATCCAATCGTTTCAGAAACATCGTTAATAGCTCTCCATTTAAAAGGTGCTTTTACATAGAATTCATCTAACAATGCTATTCTTTTAAAATTAACATTACTCTGGTCTGTTATAGGATAACGAGTGTCAATCAACAAAGGAGTTGCTGAAATTTCACTGATAACAATGTTTTCATCTGGTAACTCTAATATTTCGAAATGAGTAATTGCCATTATATTGTTATATTGATTTGATCACTATTATCTTTCTTCTACTGTAATATCTGAATTTAATTCAGCAGTTATATTATTAGTGGCTGCTACGTTTGCTACTTGTAGCTTAACATAGTCATTTTTATCTAAAATGATATTTGTTATTATCGTATAAAAAGCCACATCTCTACCGCCTTGCAAATTATTAACCACTCTTCTTGTAATTTTATAATCTACAAATCCGCTTGCTGAATCATCCCATACAACTACTTTTAAATCTAATTCATCTCCAGAAGTAGAAACTAATATTCCTTCAAATATAACCTTAAACTCTCTTGGTGAATTCCCTAAGTGTCTAAGTTGTCCATTTAAGGGAACATCAAAATGTTGTAAATCTGAATCTACAAAAGTTCCAAGTAAATCTACAAATACTCCTGGAGTAGTTATGACGCTTTCCACTTCTACTGTTAAGCTTAGACTACCTCCTACAAAAGTGTTTTGTATTCCTACATTACCTTGCCATATACTTTCAAGATTAGTTTGTGATATATTAGGGATTAATGTTGCATCACCAGCATTTATAACACCATTTCGAGTTACTAAACATTTATCTAATTGCAATGTACTAGGATTTGTAAAATTAGCTGGGGCAAAGTCTAATAAAGCAACTGTAGCATTTAAGTCTACATTCTGATTAGACCTAAACCTTGATGCCATTGTAAATCCTGTTCCTGCTTCATATAGTGCATAAGCTCCGTCTGTTAAACCCCTAACTATTGAAGCATCTATAAAAAAGCCACCTGACCAAACACCTGATAAAATCAAATTTGGAGTACCACCAAATCTACCTGTTCCTGTTTCTAACCCTTGTCTGTAGTTATCAATTTCACCTAATGAAGTACAATTATTAAAATTTATTCTATCTATTTCAAATGCTTCATTCCCAGTATCACTTACAATATCTAAAACCTGTGAGCCTGCACCAGTAACTTCTATTTTAAAATCTTTCCAAAGAATATCACCAGAACCTCCGATAGGACTTGTAAACATAGTATAAGCTGCTTCTGAAGATGTTAGTCCACTTATATTAAAATCATATCCTTTAATATTCATCCCTCCAGCAGGAACTTCTATTGATACTGCTCCCAAATCTATTACACCATCAAGAAAATATTCCTTCGTAGAGTCTATTGTAGCACCTAGTGTAGTTGCTATATTTGCTTGATTACAAATAATTTGATTACTAAAAGTCATTGGCAACAACTTAGAGAGAATCCACTCAACAGTTGTAAGTTCTTTTCCTGAAGCTGCGTTTAAAACAGCTGTAGTCATCATATCTGCTGTTATGGTACCTGTAACTCCTTGAACTTGAAATGCCTCATTAAATATATTAAGATCACCTAATGAGTTTCCAATCAAAATTTTATAATCTCCATTTTGACCAACAGTATCGAATCTATCTCCATAAGATTGAACAGTAGTTTTCTCTCTTAGATTTGCTTGAGCATTAGTTTTTGAAAATACAAACATTCCAATATAAGGAGTTGCGTAAAGCTCTGGGCTACTTAACCTAGCTTTAAATCCTGCTATAGCAGAAGCTCCTTCATTTCCATTTGCAACATCATACCCAACATATCCATTAGTGTCTTTTTCAACCATAAACCCATGTAAGTCTGTTTTGACTGGCTTTAATCTATCTCCAGTAAAAGAGTCATTTGTTTTTCTTTCAAGAGGTTCTATTACAGAAACAATAGGTCTTTCTGGATCTGTTGAATCAATAGATATTCCACTACCAGGTAAAACTTCTTTTACAAAGATATCCGGAGATGTAACTACAGGTACGCCACCTTGTATGTTTACTCTATCAATATTAATATCATTGTTGTTTGTAAAGGATATAGAAATTCCATCGTATTGTGTTTCTCCTGAATTATCAACAACAAATAATGAAAGTGGTATATTGATTACATGCCAGTCTGTGCTTTGGATAATAAAACCATAACTCTGCATTTCAAATAAAGATACAGTTTTAATGAAATTAGCCCCACTAACACTGTTAGTAAGTTTAAACTCAAATACTGTATCTCTGAAACTAGTAACATTATTTATAATACTAAATATAAAATTGTTTTCTCTAACATAAGTAGTTAGTGAACCTCTATCCCAAAATATTGTTCTAGGAAAAGTATTTGCTAATGTTTCGGGTATATTTACGCTTTTAGTTCCAGTAAATGGAGCTATTGAAACGTCATTAAAGTTTATTCCAGCTGAACTTGTTCCTGTCCATTCAATATTTTCATCAAAAACAAGGTCAATAGTTGCTGTTGGGTCTACAACAGCATTAGCTAGTACGGTTCTTCTTGAAAGAATAACTTCCCTGGTTAAATCTATAGTTGGCTCAACAGGATCTCCAGACGGGTCTCCTTCACGAACTGTAATTATAGGATTACTCAGGTTTAAATCTAATCGAAGTATAATGAGGTCAATTCTATTAAATGTAACGTCTCCATTAGTAAGTGTGATTCTTTTTGATGCAAATAAATTGTAATCTAACTGATTTATAATATACTTAGAACAAAAGACGTCATATACAAATCCAGAAACCCAAGATACTCCAAAATCAATAGGTGCATTAGCTCTGTAAATATCAGCTAGGGTTAATGCTTTTTTAAGTTGAAGATAATAATCACCTTCTAAAAGAGGATTTGCAGTTACTATAGGGGCGTAGCCCTCTTTGCCATAATATGTACTATCTAAAACATCATGTAAGTCTACAAAAGATTTTACACTATAAACAAAGAAATTAAACGATCTACCACTATAATCTATACCATCAACAATAGGTGTACTAGGATAAGTATAATCTTGAGCCATAACAGAAATTCCTGTCTCTGACACTTTTCTTTCTCTCCAAATATATGCATATTCATTATTAGCAACATAAGCGATCATACCTTCATAGAAGGTATAAAAATCAGAACTTTCAGTTCCACTAAGGTCTTGTATTTCTTGAAGTGTTTGAAAATGTTCTTTTGGATTTAACGGAGTTTGTGTTATCGGCCGTATTCCAGTTGTTAAGTCTATAAATGGCATAATTCTTAGATAAATTTATAATAGATTTCACCTTCAATATAATGAACTTTAGATATATAAATCTGTAACTCTAAAGTAGGATTGTAATATTTATCAAATACAACATCTGTAATATCAGCTCCTAAAGAATCCATGATTCTATATACATCTTCTGCAACGTTTGTAATTCCAAAAGCTACTCGCCCTACGTTTACGTATGGAATTATTTGACCTAGTTCAAGATTAGCTATTGGTACTTGAGATTGATTGTTTAGAAACGCTTGATCTATTGATGGCGCGTTTGAAATATCTGAAAACAATTCATCATATTGCCAATAATAAACATCAACATCAACGACTGTTGATGGTATAGAAGGATTTATGTGTTCTGGAATAGAACAGAAACATTTTCCCCTATCATCACTGTAAATCAATATATCTCTATAACTCATTTTCCACAAATCAGCTATCTTATTCCACTCTAATTCTGTAGACGGCCACATGTCGTCACCTCTTGCCTCGGCAAGCCTATCGTGATAAAACCTTTCAAACTCTCTGTAAACATTTAAAGAGCCTTCTTTTCCATTCCATATCTTAGGACGATATAGCATATAGGTTAATCCAGCAACAACTGCTTCAGTATGATTCTCTGTAGTTACAGGATTACCCTCATTGTCTAGAATTAAAGTCCAATAAATAAGGCTAAACTCTTCAATAGGTTTACATATGAAAATATAATTACCTTGTACCGTATAGTCTCCTGGACAAAGCCCTTCATTACACATACCGACTTCTTCAAGATAAAGAATATCTACGGGTAGCTTGGCTCTATATTGAGTTGTTCCTAGCGTATCGTCTACGATAATAGTATTCCCTAAAGGCGCATCAGTTTTAATACTGTCGTTAAGGACTTTGTAAGTAATTCTTTTGAGTATTGCGGTTCCACCATATCCTAAATCTTTTTCGACTTGGAATATCATTCGTCGAAGTTTTGGATAATGATTGCGAAGGTTAGTTATACCGGTGCTATCTTTAACGCGCTCGACAATGGTTTCGAATGGTACTAAGTTAGAGTACATATAAAAAACATATTTTTATGACGAAATTTCCGCGTTTCATTGGTAAAGATAGGTAATATATCTTTATCATTTGCAGCAAGCCAAGAAGCTTCCATAAGCGGTATTTGATTGGTACTTCCAGTTAGCTTGTGTATATCTACCATATAAAATACATGTCTTGACGGACGAAGGTACCAAAACCAACCTATTGAACCATCTGAACGAACGACCTGAGCATCTTGGTTTCCTCTTTTTTGTAAATTAATAAATGGTCTAAAAAGAACTTTTTTCATCCAACCACCAAGAGGGAAATAAATTGGAAACTTACTACTGTAGAAATCAAAAAAATAAAATTTCAAATACTGCTTAATGATTGTTTTAAATAAGGTAAACGGTACTAAGGTTTTTCTTTTTAATTTGGTTTTCTTACTAACAGCAAAATACCCCGGAGGGTATTTCAACTTTCTTTTCTCAAAAGTTTTGTGAAAATCTTTTATGTTTAAAACCTTATTAGTCGAGCTCTTTTCCATTTTGATATTGACCAGGGTTATCACGACCGTCACCTACCTCATCAGATTTTGTTCTTAAAAAAACATTGAAATCTCTAGCCGTTACTGAATTAATTAATTTGTCTAAAAGTTCATTAGGAAATGGATAAGCCGAAGTATTGAAGTCATAAAGAGCATCATCATCTGGATTGACTAACACACCTCTCATTTTAATTGTTATTTTATTACCCAAAGCCTCTGTTGCTATGGCAGCAACAGCATTGTTTAAAACAGAAGGTAGATCTCCTAGTGGATTTCCAGTTTGCTGTATGCCTGTATATAAAATCATTTCTCTTCCAATGTATTGTATAGATGGATGAAATTTACCATAACGGTCATACTTGTTATTTCTAAATTCTTCAGAATTTAAGAAAGAAACTATATAATGTTCTTTTTCAGCCATGAAGCCAAAATTTTCTTTAAATCTAATTACCGTAGGTATTGCGCTAGTGGCAATCCATTGGTTTCTTGTTAATGAGAATGTTACATCTCCTTGATTTGGACCTACGGCACCAAAGTTCTGAAAAACCTCATCTGGCAATTGCCTAGCATTTACATAATGCTCATTTAATATTCTACCTCTATGAGAAGCTAGATAAGCACGCATTAATCTTTCATTGATAGGATCGTCTTGGTTTTTTAAGCCAGCTCTTACAGTATCCCAAATTGTATTGATTATGTGTAGTTCGGTCTGCATTATCTAAATATTTTTCTAAAAGATTCTTCTACTTCATAACTTGATTTACTTCTCTCGTCACCTGTATTGACAAATAAAGAGGTTACAACATCAAGTAGTATTTTTTCAATAGCATCATCTGGCAAGTTTATTATTCTTCCATCTGGAGTACTAGTTGTTCCGAAGGTTGGTTTTTTACAATATGTCAATCTAAACGTACTAGCAACAGCTTCGCCGCAGTCTATTTGAAATTGACTTGCCTCTTGAAGTATAAGAGGGTATTGCTTATTAGCAGATTTATTTGGGTTTCTAAGCGCTACTCTGTATTCTGATTGCGCAATCTTATCTGCTCTAAGAGCTTTTGTTCCATCATTATAATAAACATCATAAGCAACTGTCCTGTGGTAGTCTGACGGCTCAGCAGATAAATATCTTGGTTTAATAATAACACCGGTAGGAACTGCATCTACTACCGACTCATCTAAGACAGCAAGATTCCTAGTAACTATTAAGGGTCTTATATCGTCTGTTATAGTTTGAGTTGTTTCAATTAACTTTAACTTCTCTCCTATGAAATCCCAAGCTGAGGTTTCAAATTTATTTAAAAGGACTGGCAATGTAAAATAATCAGAGCCTAGTTTGTCAGCGAACTGATTGATTTTATTCTTTACTTCAGATACAGTATATATAATACTTGCCATTATCAGTCCTTTTAAATTATTTACTCTTTTTTCAACTCATTGTAAAGCTTTTCAGTAAGCTCTACTTTTAAGTCTGGATTGTTACCGAAATAATCTCTAACACTCTCTTTAGACATTCCTAAAGGATTACCAAGGTAAAGATACATACCATTACTGATATCTAAAACTCCCACGCGAAGCATTTCCTTTAATTCAAATTCAAACTGTGCTGCATCAAGGTTATCTAAAATCAATTCAACCTTTTGAGCATTAGCAAGTGAAGATCTAACAAATGTTTTAAGAGTCTTTCTTAGCTTTTGCTTTTCAATAACCGGTTGAGTTAAATACTTAGCTTCTCGATAAGTCATGTTAAGCTGGGCTAACACGTAACGAAGCTTTTTTAATCCAACAGATTTTGCTCCAGTATCTAATGATAAAAGACCAATAAGCTTATCGATAAAATCTTCTTGTTCTAAATCTTCTATTTCTTCGAAATCCAAATTAACTAATTTAATTCTTGGATTACTTCTTTTGTCCTCAATGTATCTTGCAGATAATTTTGTTTGAGATACTTCTACACCAACTTCAGGGTGGCCAACAAGCCAGTCAATGACTTTACGATGCTCCCTGTTAGTTGTGGGATGCAACATTGTGACTATTTTTTGAATAAAATAACCAGGAACGAATTGACCGTTTCTATTTTCAAGATGTCGGTCTTGACCTGTTATCGCATCTGGATAAGAAGATAAAAATCTTCCTGAAAATCCAGCGACTCCAAGATTGTTTGTTGTTTTGTAAACTAGTTTCCAAGTTCCATTAATAGCCTCTTCGGTCATTAACTGTTCTGGTCTGTCTAACTTTACTACATTTTTCTGTGCATTCATTATTTATAGTTTAAAAACCCCCCTCGTGAGAAGGGGGTAATGTTAATACTCAATACTACTAGAACGTGAACGTATTCGCTCCCGCATCTGCAATAGCAGTTCCAGTTAAAGCACCTCCTGTAAAAGGAGTTGTAGCTTTAAGAATTCCGCATGAGCGAACATCATAAAGAACAGCCATTAACTCAGAAAGCATGTGTGTTTGACATCCGTCAAATCCACTTGCAGCTGTATTACCTTGGTCAGAACTTGGATCAAAAGAATGCATTCCATCTACGTTCTTTCTGATCATATTACGACCTGAACGAGAAAGCACCTCAAAATTCGGTACACCATCGATATCTGTTGCGTTCAGAATATAAATGTGACCTGTTCCTACCAATCCACCATTCACTGGGAATAATCCCGGGTGGTTTAATAACTCGTCTTCAATGATTACGAATTCGTTACCAAGATACTTGTAAATAGTAACTTCGAATCCAAGAGTCATTTTCTCTCCAGAAGCAACATTGTAAACAATGTTTGAAGCCCCCGAAGTTGCAGTGTTCAAATCAAACTGCATCAATTGCTTCATTCCATAATCAAAAGCAGTACAACCGATACGGTCAGTAACTCCTAAGAATACATTACCTCTATTCCCTTTTGGAGAACGAGTTGCAAGTACATTAGTAATCGCTTCAATAATCGTATGCGATAAACCGTTGTTTGGATTGTAATCGAAAGTCGCATTATCTTCGATTTCTGGAATCCAACCATTACCGATAACCGGAGCTTCGATACCTGACTCAGCTTGGAACCCACTTACAGTAAGTGCATTTGTTCCATAGTTTTCAAACCATGCGTGAGTTGATGGATCCATAGAGATACGTGAATAACGTAACGCTAATTCATTCATCATACGGAAAACGCTTTCCCCACGAAGAACCTCATCAAATTCCCACATCTTACTATCTCTCTTGTCAGAGTTATAGATGTAAGCGATTTTTTGCTTTTTAGCAGAACCAGTCATTGTCAAACTGTAACGAGTAATAAAAGAATAGTTAATTCTCCACTTGTTACGGTTGGTTCTTTGTGAACCTTTCAATGAACCTTCTCCGAAAGCAGAACCAGCTTCAGTAAGAACATTCCCATCAGCCAAATGACTTGTGCTAAACAAAGCAGCAGGTCCAATGGTTTTTCCATCATACACATAATGGTCATTTGTAGAAGCTCTACGACCTGGTGAAACTATGATAACGTTCACACCTAAACCATTGTCTAAAACAATTTTGTCGTTAGGATTGAATTTGTCACCATAAATTTCAGAAGTCGGATCGTGAGTTACCGAAAATGAAATTAACGTGTCTGTTGCAACATTGGTAAAACCAGCATTGACAGTTCCAGTATTTGTAAATCCATTACCCGTCATATCAGGGTTTGGATTGGCGGCATCAAAAAGAGTACCTATTTGTGCTTGACCAAATGAATATGCAGGTAAGATGTCCATACCTTCGTAATTAACACGATATGCATTGTCATTGATATCATTAGAGGCAGCCTTAAGCTTTCCTTTTTTGATACCTTGGTTTACACGACCAGAGTAATACATCCAAGATTGAAACTTGTTGTATTTTGTAAATAAGTCAAAAGTCTTTCTTTTGACTGCGAAGTCTTTCTTCATCAACGTTGTTAATGAATTTGCTTCTGTGTGAATTTGGGGATTAAACCTTTCTTGGCTCCCTCTTAATAAAACTCCCATGTTAAAATAGATTTTTAAAATTAATAATTTGTTTTAAAAACCTCCTACTTAATTGCCCTTGGCCACTTTGCAAAAGGATACATAATTTTGAAAAATAACTAGAACATTGTTCATGTTTACTCTTCTCTTTTCACAGGTGCGTTATAAAGCACATCTGCAATTAGTCCATCTTGTGTTGAAGCGCTGCTTGCTGGGGAACTTCGTCTACTACTAGTTCCGGGAATTGGCTTAGAATCCTTGTTGTTTTTGAATTCGTCCAACATGGCCTTAATACCATCCTCATACTTCATCCCTGTCGAAGATTTAAAGATTTCCTCTTTGTATATTCGGAACAGGGCGAGCTCAGCTAAAGCTTCTTTATCGGCTTTCAACTCATCGATAAACTTACCCGACTGTACATCCTTGTACGTATCGACTATTTTTTTGTTGTCAAGATTAACCCCAAAAAAACTTTGTTGTTTAGATATCTTGGCAAATACATTTTGTAATTCTTCTTTTTCTGTTTTTTCTAATACCGCCGCAGCAGCTTCACGTTGAGAGACAACCCCACGCTTTGCCTCTATAGCTGGATTTACTTTTAAGTTTTCTATCTCACCTCTTAATTTAGCAGCTTGAAGGCTTAGTGTTCTTGAATCTATTAAATCTTGAACTTGCTCTTCAATATCAATTTTTACATCTTCGTCATTCAGATTTTGCTTATTGTTGATAGCAATCATTTCAAACTGCTTAGTCATAAGAGCTTCGTCCTCTAACTTTAATAAAGGCTCATAAAAGTCAAGGGTAAGTTCAGCATCTTCTAGAATTTTCTCATTAGTTTCTTTTTCTTCTTCTTCTTTTTTTCCATCTAAAAATGATTTAAACTCAGCTTCATTCTCGAAGTTAGTATCCATTTTTTTATTCAAAGCTTCAATATCAAAGTCTCCTCCTTTATCTTCTTCTCCTTTATCTTCAAAGTTTAACCCAGTTTGCTCTTCCTCTTCTTCTTCATTTTCTTTAGCTTCTTCAGCAGCAACTAACAATGGGTCTTTATCTAAAACTACACCATCGTAATCTTCTGGATCAAAAGTATCATCTTTATCGTCCAAGTCGTCTTGGTCAAATTCAAATAACTCATTTGCATCGCTTTTGGGAAACATGTCTTCTTGGAAATCTAGGTTTTCTGTGCCTTGCTTATTCATAGTTTAGTTTTAACAAATTTATAAAAAATTATTTTACTGATTCTTTTTGCCTACTCTGCTCTCTAGATTTTTCTAAATCAACATCAAGCTTTGCTGCTGTTTGACGTTCTTGAGATTGATTTTTCTGAAGACCATCTTGCGCTTTACCATCTTTATAAATGTATGCCACATCTTTGTCTTTTTGATAACCATCCCTAGTAAGAGTTCTATCATCTTCCTTGCTTTTGGCTTCTGCTTCCATAGCAGCTTGTGCTTGTTCTGCATCTGCCTTAGCTTGTTCCTCTCTAAGTTTAGCCATAGAATTAACCATTCTTTGGAAAACAGCTTTCTTTTCATTTGCGCTATCTCCCTCAAATACTTCAATAAGACCTAAAGCCATTTCTGGCGCCGAGCTATTACCTAATGCAACCTCAGCAGCTCTATCTATGATATCGCTCATTTCTTGGTCTTTTCTTGCATCACCTAGATATATACCCATGTCAGCAAGGAAAAACTCTTTAAATAATTTTAAGAATTTTGTTTTAAACTCTCCAACTACATACTGCAACACTTCACCTTCTTCATAATCAAATTTCATTTTCATGATAGCCTTGCTTAAAATAGCCTGGACAAACTCATCGAATGGTGTATAGAACACTTCAGTACGCGCAGCCGAAGCTCTAATAGCTTTGTCGGTTCCTGTCGCTGTTTGGTATTGACCAATGTTACCTTCCCTCTCTGGTGTAAACCCAGTGAACTTAGCAGCTAAGTCTTCTATAATAGCAAGACCATTAAATAAATCTTGAATAACTCCTTTTTGACTGAGGTCTAAACTTGTGAATTGATTGAAGTTTTGTTTTGCTCCTTTGTCTTTAGAATTAAACATAAGAAACTGATCCTTCTTAACATGGTGCATTACTCTGTTAAGACCATTTTCATAACCACCTTTAGTAAATGCTTTTGGTGTTTGGGCAGTATCGTATAAAAGAACTTTTGAATTACCAACTTTCTTAAGAGCAAGACGAATTTCAAATAACGTTTCCGAAGCTAGTTCTTGAAGCTGATATAATTTAGAAGCCATTGATTTAACTTGAGATGTACCACTGTCATTATCTCTTACAATAGAAATAACAGGCAGTGTACATGACCAAGGAGCATCTTTCCTTGATAGTCTCTGTTCCATTACCCCCCACTCTAATACAATCTCTGGGCCCAACATAATACAATGTCTAGGAACTTCACCAATGTATTTTTTGATAGTATCAGTTTTTCTAATTCTATCTCCTTCTTTTAATTTTTTATGAAATTTCTGACCTTCCTTATTTTCATTAACCTTAATGTTAACTGTCTTTTGAGACTTCCACATACATTTACTTAAACGAATGCGATTCACTTTGTTGTCAGTCTTATACCAACCATCATATTTCATTGAAGATGATAGTTGCTCCGAGTCATGAGAGCTAGTGCTTAAAGATGTCATATTCGTGAACATGATATTTATAGACTCTTTTTGCCCTTTGTCAAGTTCTGGAAATGTATTGTAAATTTCATTCTGAGTAAGCCACCAACTTTGATAAAAGAACTCATGGTCGTCTTGAACAACTTTATAAGGATCTAAATCATAGTCACAATCTAAAGGATGTGTGCCGTACATTGTCGTATGTCCTTTAGCTTTATCTAATACAGCGTGTCCTCTATCAGAAATAAGGTAATTTCTAAACATACCTTTAAGTTTTTTCTTTTCTCCACGTACATCTAAGAATAAATCTATTAAATCGTTAGCTACTGTTTCAGCTACAGATTTGAAGTCTTGTGAAAAGAATTCTTCTACATCTTCAGGAAGATCTAAATCTTTTAATGGAGTTTCCGGAGTATAACCCAAATCAGGATTTAACTGTTCGGCTATGTCTCTCATAATTTCTTCACCGAGCATTTCAAGTTTCTTCTGAAACTTAGCATTCTTAGAAGATTTGTCCATTGCGTAGGCTCTACTTTTTATAGGTCTACGAATAAAATCACCGATCGCTTGTTCTATTTTTGATTGAATAAGAGGGTAAACTATATACTCAATACCTAAATCATATCCATTTGGACAAGTAATTGCTTGTGCTAATTTAGTTTCTGCAGGGCCAAGTTCGGCATTATAACCGCGAAACATCTTTAAAATATATTTTCTTTGGTCGTCGTAATTAGTGCTTAATGTAAAAGCAGAGTGAGCAAGATTGTGGTTTACATGCCACTGCTTGTCCTTTAACGATTCTGGTATCGTCTGGTCTGGAATTCCTAAAACACTCATAATATATTTTTTATAAAGGTATTAATTTTCATTCAATTTATTGTGATGCTGTTCAAGTACAAAAGCCATTGGGTCATTTCCGTACTTTTTAAGGATATCTTCACGTTCTTTTTTAATCTTATTTATAGAACTTACTTTAGCCTGTTCGTAGCTTTTCTTATCTTCTCCGCTGAGGTCGTACTCTGGATTCCATACATTAATCTTCTCTTGATCAAACCCATCATCATAGTCCTGAGTTTCAGCGTAGGTCTTAAAGATACGAATACCATCTTCAATAACCCAATGCCCCATGTTATCTAAAATATCACCTTCATACTGAGTATCTTCATCAATACCATCGGTTAAATCTCCAAAACTATCAAGTCTAGAAATAAGAACCATTCCGTAAGCTGAAGCTAAATCGGCATTGGCATCACCAAAATCAATCAAGTGGTCTAGTATTTCTTCAAACCATATGTTGTTGAAATTCTCATTAACCTCTTTCTTTAGTAATCTTACAATTATTTTAAAAGCATGTTGGTTAGACATTTTAAATCCATACTGGTTTACTGCTTTTGAATTATAGCCCTCACCACTTAAGTCCGGCCGACCTTTTAAATGCTGTAAAGCTCCGACATCTTCGAAATGAGTTTTAATTAAAATCTTAGTCCATTCTAACAATACCTCTGAATCATAATAGATAGCAAGTCTTAATGTGTTAGAATAGAATTCATCATCATTATCAGAAGTACCCCTATCCATTACATACGCGATAGGCATATTGTAAGGATGAGTAACCCCATGAAAACAACGATATACGATAGTAGCTCCTAATGAACCAGTACCTTCTGCAACCTCATCATCATAACTATCACAACCGATAATATCAGGATTGTACGCAACCTTTTTCTGATCAACTGGGTCCAGAAGTTTTTTAATAGTACCAAGTTCTTCATCTTCAATAAATTTAATCTTAGAACCTCTTTGGAAATGAATTTTATCTTCTTCCTTTATGTTTTTTGCTCGAGCAATAAGCCTAAGTGTTGTTGGGTCTTTAGTGGTCCACTCTAATCTACCTGTTTGAATTAGGTAAGGACAGTTTTCTAAATTGTTACGTTGCGCATTTAACTTCTGACGGTTTAATAAACCTCCTGAGTTTTTAATAAAGATTTCAGACTCTTTAAGTGGGTATGACTGAATATGTTTTACGAAGCCTTCTGAATTCTTTTTTGCTTCACGCTCTGCCTCAATATGTATTCTTGCAGCTTTATGATTGGTACGTCCTGTTCTGAAATCAAAGAATGAAATTGTTTTCTTAGTTTCTTTATCTGGAATACCATCACCAGGGTAAAAGTCAGTCGCAGAAATAAATACTTTTTTAAGATTGTACACATCCTTATCAGCGTACCACATTTTCTTGTAACCTTTAGATCCTTTCTCGATATCACCACCGGTACCATAAACGATTGGAGTTCCAAACTGATTTGAACCATCTTTGAAACAAGGTTCGGTAGATTTGAAAGCTGCTACTATATCCGCGAATAAACCAGCCTCTTCAAAAATTACTAATGCTAACGATTTACCCTCAAACCCTGTTGGCTTGGCATACATCGTTTTCATAAACATTTGAGATAGCAAACCACCTTCCTTTGGTTGCTTGTTATCAATGTACTTATATCCTAGTTTTATTTCCTCACTATTTTTAGTAATGATACCTGAAGCATACTCTGGACGTACATTATCTAGAAGCGCTTTTACTTTCTCATAGAAATCTTGAGCTTTATCATCTTGCCCAGCTGCTACACCAATCTTACCGTTTTTGTAAAATAACAACTCATAGGTTGATGTTGTAGCACCTACCCAAGACAATCCTACCCTACGAGGCTTTCCAACAATAAGACCATGCTTGTGTCTTTTAGCTCCTTTTATTTCATCAAAAAGCCTACGATCTAACTCCCGATAAAATGGGTAATCATAGGACTTTCTTGTAGCTCCTTTTTTAAGAAGCTCAATTTTACACATGTTCAAATAGAAGTAATGCTCATTGGATATCGATGGCATAAACCTCGAAGGCTTATATCCATTAAGACAGCGATTATCCTGTTCATCCCAAAAATCATCATATGCTAAAGTACCAGGATTAAAATCTGGTATTGGCATTTCGACTAATGGCCGATAAAGAGTACTATCAAATTTATTCCAATCTATATTTACTTCCATATAGTGACACTAAAAAAACAAAGACACCAGCAGTCTCCCACCGATGCCCCTGCACAGAAAACTGATAAAACGCGAATTTCTCATCTGACTTTCTGATAAAAAGAATTCTTCTTATCTACAAGCTGTTCCAATCTAGACAAAGTATATCCTTGCTTAACTGGTGACTTCTCATAAATATCTTTTCCTTGTACTTGTTCTTCAAAATATTTTATATCTGCATTTATATCACGAAGCTCTTTAGCTACGGTTGCAGGATTTCTAAATGTAAGTTCTTCCCCATTAGGACCTTTATGGCCTTTGCCATACATTTTCTCAGACTCACTAAACTCCCTAAGCTTATTCACTTTCCTTTGGTAATGTATCTTACCTTCCTCAAGAGTTGGGTCGTATTGCAAAGCATCGTATTTAATCAACGCGTCCTGAATCTCCTTTCTTTTCCAAATAAACTTGTCACGCTCGCCAGTAACCTCTTCCATTGCAGCTCTAGGTCTGTCCTTCATGTTATAGAATCTCTTCGGAGATTGATAGTCAGCTACGAGAGCAATCGCAGTTAAGCACTGAAGACCTAATTCTTCAATGTCTAATATAACACGAAATTCTTTAATAGCAAGTAAACCATCATTGTTTTCTCCAAGCTCTAAAAGACCGGTCTTTGGGTTTATGGATACTAAATACATTTGTCAAATTTATAAAAAAATAAGGGAACCATTTGGATTTT